AGTGGGCGAGCACCCTGTACTCAATCTGGCTGTAGTCAGCCACGATGAGGTGGTAGCCCGGGGGCGCCACGAACAACTTGCGCATCAGGTGGGCGTGCTCGCCCCGGCGCGGGATGTTCTGAAGGTTAGGATCTGAACTACTGAAGCGTCCTGTGACGGTTCCCCATGGCTTGAGGTCGGTGTGGATGCGGCCGTCGATGATGAAGCGCCCGAGGCCTCCCTCGACGTCACCGTCCTCCATGGTCTCCCCGAGGTAGGAGGAGACCATCTTGTTGAACTCTCGGAAGTGCAGAATCTTGGCGGCGATGGGGTCCTTGTGCTCCAGCGCTGACAGCACCTCCTTGTCCGTGGAGGGGTCACCACCGTCGGTCATCTTGACCGGCTCGTTGTCGCGGTCCTCGAACAGCACCTCGCGCATCTGCACGGGGGAGTTGAGGTTGAAGATTTTCCCTGCCTCCGCGTACACGGCCTTCTCTGCCTCGTGCAGGTCCTTGGTGAAGACCTCGGAGATTTCGTACAGCGCCTCCTTGTTGACCGGCTGGCCCTCAAGGTGCATGTCCAGCAGGTACTCGTAGAGGTCCATCTCCGCGAGGTAGATGGTCTCCACGTCCTTGTGGAGTTCGAGGATGGGCCACAGGTCCTGCCAGAGCCACCACGTGTACATCGCGTCCAGCGCGGCGTAGCGGGCGACCTTGCCAAAGGGGTGCTTCTCGACCGCGCGCCCGACGTTCTCGTGGTCGTACTTGTGCCCGTAGCCGGGGAAGTGTCGGGGGTCTGAGGTCGAGACCTTGTTGCCCTTCTCGACCATGGACTTGAGACCCATGCGGCTGCCCTCGTCGATGAGGCGGGCCATGAACATGGTGTCGTCGTAGGGCGGGGCTGGCTTGGACGGCAGGTACTTGCTCACTGCCGCGAGGTCGTACAGCGAGTTGTGGCAGACCGTGACTATCTCTTCGCTCATGAAGAGAGGTTCAGCAATCTTCCAGAACTGGCTGTGCCGCAACTGCGGGGGCGCCGGGGTCCACTGGGCTGGCTCGGAGACCGAGCGGTACTGGGTCTTGGGGACCTTGGTGACCTCCGTCAGGACCTCAGGGTCGAAGTACTTCTCCCGGCGGGTGTAGGCACGCTTGACCAACTCCCCGTGGGGATGGCCCAGTGGTATGACGTCAACGCGCCCATGGGTAGCCATGGACAGCCACGTCACCTGAGCCAGAGCCCCGGTCCCCCTGTGCTCACCGACCGACTCCACATCGAAGGCGAAGGCCTCCTGCTGTAGGTAGTGGTCAATCAAGGCCTCGGCGTCTGCCTCCGTGGTGACGGTGGGCGTACGCGTGAGGCGCTGCACAGGGGGACGGTTCATGGGGTCAGGACTCCATCATCTCGTCGATGAGGTCTTCCAACTGCTTGTACGTCGGGAACGAGATGATGTCCTCGGTGTACGCGTTGGCAGTGAGTTCCTCGACCGCGTCCTCAGAGAGGGGGTCGAGGTCCCAGTCCTCGGGCAGGTCACGGTCACGAACCACCGAGCAGTTGGGGCTGTAGGAGCCCTTCGTGCCTGTGGCCATAATCTCCCAGTAGAACTTGGAGAGCGGGCCGTGACGACCCTCGTTGAGAGCCTTCAACTGGTCAGTCAGAGTGACGCCAGCACGCAGGACGCGGTACTCCCACTCGTCAAGGTCCTCGTTGAAGATGATGACGTTGAACATCACCTGCATGCGCGGACCGTCGTCGAGGAACTCGCACAGCGGGCAGTCTCCCACCTCGCCGTACTTGTCGGAGTCATCGTCGTCGTAGGGAAGGGGTGCGATGCACTCCCACCCAGCGCGGCCCTTGGGCTTGGCGTTAATCCAGTGCTGCGCGTAGGAGACGAAAGGCTCGTCCGCCACGAACTTCACCAGCGTGAACTCCTCACCGGGCTTCCAGATGGTCTCCCGGGGCACGTAGTCACTGCTGCTGGACTTGGTGACAGCGTGCTGCTTGTCGGCTGCTCCCCAACCACGGCGACCGCGAGCCCGCTTGGGACCCTTGTCGTCATCGTCGGACTCTGCAGCACGACGACGGCTGGGACGCTCGTCCTCAGCGCTGGCCCGTCGTCCCCTGCGGGAACCACGGCTCTCCTCTTCAGGAGACTCCTCAGTCTCCTCGTCCTCCTCATCCCTACGCGAGCCGCGAGTGCGACCACGTGAGCCTGAGGAGTCGCCTCGCCGCGATGGGCTGGGCTTCTCTTCTTCGGTGGTGCCGCGACGTGAGCCGCGACGTGTTGATGTCGCCATGGGGTGACCCTCCTGTGGGGTGCTAGTTGGCGAGCCTGCGAACGGTTGCCCGCAGGGTTCTATGAAGTTGTACGGCAGGGGTGTGACACTGCCGGTGCTAGGAGCCGCGCTTCTTCTGCGCTACGGGCTCGTGGTCTGCCAGCCAGAGGGGTACGAACGTCTCCTCGGGCTCGACGATGTAGGGCTCGACGGCCTGCAACTCACCGAGCAGGGTGTCGTAGAGGTGACCCCGGACAGCGTTAGACAACTCCCCGAACGCCTCCTCGTGTCCTACGTCGCTGACGTAGACGTCCCACTCCTCGTCGGTGTAGCCGAGGTCGCGGTGGTTCATCGTGACGTGGGTGCTGGCCTCGTCCATCTCGTAGTTGCCGAGTCGAATCTTGAAGCCGTGTCCCATTGAGATTTGCATCAGAGGACTCCTTCCAGCAGGGAGTAGACGACGATGAACGCGATTATGGACGCAACGGCGAACGCCCTCATCCCTGCTCCAGTCGCTCGAACAACTTGTGGGCACGCGCGGGGAAGTCGGTGTCCCCCACGGGCTTGCGAGACGAGGGGTCCAGCAGGTCTGCCTCGCGTGCCAGCATGAGCAGCCCCTTGATTTGCACCTCGGTGTAGAGGCGGTCCTTCTTCTTGCCGCTGGTGCGGAAGGTGGCCTCGGGAATCCATCCCTTGCGCTCCCACCGGCGGACGGTCTGAACGCTGCGGTTGAGCGCTGTCGCGAGCGAGCCGATGGCAAAGAACTCCACGGGCTTCCCGTTGACGAGGTACGACCGTGGGTCGATGCGCCACTCGGGGGCCTCGGGCTCGACGGTGTCACCGCGTACGAGGCGGCGCACCTGCTTGGAGCCGGGGTAGGTCTTGGCCGGGTCGGTCACGCTGGGTCCTCTTTGTAGTCGCGCACGAAACGAGAGATGCCGTCTTCGACCGTTATCCAGCCGATGCGCCATCCGTCGAAGTGATGGACCTCGACCTTGGGAGGTAGCACCTCGCCGCGCACCTCGGGGAAGAACGGGGATAAGGCGAAGGACTTCTTCTCAGGGTCGAAGGGCCACTGCCTCTCGTACCAGTCCATCGCCTTGGCCACGACGGCGACCTCCACAGCGGTCAGGGAGTCTCCGGGCTTCATGAGCCGTACCACCTGTCTGCGTTGGCTTCTGCGATGCGAAGGTCATCGACAGCACTGATGAGTCGAGACTCGGCGTCCTTGACCTCACGCTCCCTGTCCGTGATGCGGTTCTTGAAGGTCTTCAGGTACTCCGCCTTGAACTTCGCCTTGGACTGCTCGATGGGAGTCTCGGGGGGCAGGGCTCGCATGCTCCCCCAGACAGAGGGGCTGACGAAGGTGTCACCGTCCCAGACCTCTCCGTCCTCGTTTACAGAGCCGGGACCCTTCAGGTCCGCAAGCACTGCGCTGGCTGTCATCTCGGTGTAGTCCGCCATCACTTCTTCTCCATGGTGAGTGCCCACGAGACCTTCTGGTCAACGACAGAGTTGAGTTCGGCCTCGGAAATCTTGCCCTCGAATACTGCGGCGCTCAGGGCGTCCTCGTCCAGCACGCGGACCGTCTTGGTCACGTCCTTGTAGAGGCCCTTGTCCTTGAGCATGGCCATCAACTCGTCCTCGCGGAAGGACTGGCTCACGCGCTTCTCGCGCTTGAACGCCTTGATGCCAGTGGCTGCCACGATGTCGTCAGGCAGGGAGAGCAACTGGTGCCCGCCCTCAATCTCAGTGCCTGTGGACGACACACGGTCGATGAGGCGGTCGCGCAAGTCCTTGATGCGACCACCCAGTTCCTTGTGGGTGTCCTTGAGCGTGACGTACTGCCGAGCCTCCTCTGGGAGGGGGTCGGTGCCGGTGCGGACGAGGACCTTCTTCTTGCTGCTCATGTGGGACTCCCGAGAAGTCGTGTGTGTCAGTTACGGGTGGAAGAACGAGGATACAGGCGGGTACAGGCCATGTCAACCAGCCTGTGCAAGAAAGTCCTTCAACGTGCCTATGTCGTCCATGACCAACTCCCCTGTGTCGTCGAAGTCGCCGTCCATGATGGCGCCGTCGAGCGCCTGCTTCTTGCGCAGCACCGCGTACTGCCTCTCCTCCAGCGAGCCCTCGGTGATGAAGTCCCGGATGTGGATGGTGGGGAAGGTGCTGCTCAGGCGCTGGATGCGGAAGTTGCGCTGCTTGAGGCGCCCCGCGCTCCACGGCAGGTCGTAGTTGATGAGGTAGTTGGCCACGGGCAGGTCCACGCCGACGCCCCCGGCCTCACTGGAGAGGAACACGCGGCAGTCGGGGTCGGTCTTGAACTCGTTGCGCACGTCCTGCTTGACGCGGTTGGACATCTTGCCGGTGTGCGTGATGGACCTGATGCCTCGCTTGCCCAGTTCCTCGTGGAGCCAGTCCAGCGTCGGCAAGAAGAAGGAGAACAGCACCACCTTGTTCACCGGATCGTCCTCCATGACCTTCTCTATGTAGTCGAGCACGTCGTCGAACTTGGTGGCGGGGGGCAGGTCGTCGAGCCACCCACGTCCATGAATCTCAGCGGCGTACTTGCTGCCGGTGTTCTCGGTGGGGGAGTTGAAGCGCCGGGCGCTCTCCACCAGCAACTGCGGGTGGTCGCACAGCATCAGCAGGCACTGCATGCGGCTCATGATGCGCCCGCGCTGCGCGAGTTCAGCAGGAGAGGCGGAGGAGTCTGAGGAGTAGTGGTCCTCCAGCGAGAAGGACATCCCGGCCCCGGCTGCTGCTGCCAGTTCAACCTGCAGGTCGGTGGAAATCTGGTTGTACAGCGTGCGCATCTTGCGTCGCTGAGCCACGAGGACAGCCTGCTGCTCGCGGCCGGGCAGGTACTCCTTGATGTCCTCGTAGGAGTAGCGGACCATCGCCTCCTGCATGGTGTTGTGCAGGAGCGGGAGGTTGACGTACTTCTCCACCCAGCCGTAGCGGTTGCGGCTGATGAAGGTCTTGTCGAAGCGCCGCCAGTGTCCGAGCACGGAGTCGTCCACCCACTCCATGATGGAGAACAGTTCCTCAGCCTTGTTGTCGATGGCCGTACCCGTGAGCCCGAAGCGGTAGCGGGGCAGCAACTGCTTGACCCGCTTGGAGCGCTGGGCCTTGAAGGACTTGATGGCCTGCACCTCATCGCAGACGAGGAAGTCCATGGGCAGCGAGGCAATCTCGTCCCAGTCGTTGAGCAACTGCATGTAGTTGACGATGACGTACTCGTAGCGAGGAGCGCGGGCGTACTGTTCCGCGCGCTGGGAGGGCGTCCCGTCGATGACCAGCACACGGGCGACGTCGGTGAACTCCTCGAACGCCTCCAGCCACTGGAACTTCACGGCAGCGGGGACCACGACCAGCCCTGACTCGACCTCGCCGGACTCAATCAGGCGCTCGATGGCAGCGATGGTCATCACGGTGTTGTGGGTGACGATGTGGTCCTTGGTGACATAGAGGGAGTCCTCGGCAGCCACCTTGATGCACTGGACCTCCTCGACCCCGTCCTCCTCGATGCTCACGATGCTTCGACGGGGCCCGTACTTGGTCGGGGTAGTGACTGCTGACTGCTTCCGATTGAGACGGAAGAACTCCAGCCCCTCCCACACGGTGAAGGTGACCCTGTGGGAGTCGCGGTGCGACGTGGTCTTCCTCCGCAGGTAGGGGGACCCTCCGAAGGACCGAACGAGGTCAGCCACAGCCTCAGCGAGTTGCAGGCTTGCCGAGGAGAACTCGATGCAGGTCCCTGTGCGCGCACCATCCACCGAGCCGTCCGTATCCAGCAGACCCTGCAGCAGTGCAAGGCGCTGCGATGCCGACGACCGCAGGTAGACCTCGGGGACGAACTTCTCGTGCGCCTTGTGTCCGTACACCCCGAGTTGGCGAAGGCGGTCGAGGAGGGGGTTGTTGCGCTGCCCCCGGTAGACGATGTGGTAGTCGTAGTCTCCCTCTCTCCGCGTCTCAACGTCACCTTCGGGGGCGAGTGCGAGGACCCAGCCAGTGAGTTCGGGATCTGCTGTGGACAGGGTGACTCGGTTGTGTAGAAGACATCCGTCGCCCAGCAGGAGCCCAAGGAGGTAGGGGTCCACCATGAGGTCGCGCTCGGGGTGGTCCACCACTCCTGCCATGGGGATGAAGAAGCGTGAGTTGCCGTGCTTGTCCAACGTCCCATTGGCCCGGATCTCGTTGGTGGTCATGACCCTGAGAGGGCGGTCGTTGTAGCGGTCCTGCGCGGTATGCACCGCCCACAGGTGCTCGCTGTCACAGCGCGTGGACGAGCCATCGGAGAAGGTCACCCGATAGACCCCACGACGCCCCTGCGGGAACACACCAACCACCTCAGTGGGCTTCCCGTCCGAGCCCACGACCTCGTCGCCCACCTGCAGCGACCCCATGGGCACGAAGCCCTCGGGCGTGAGCACAGGCTCTGACACAGGCTGCGCCTTGCCCGAGCCCATGATGGCGGCCAGCAGCATCGACTCGCGCTCCAGCATGCGCTGGACGGCGTCCTCCTGAAACGGCTTGAGGGTCCCGGTGAACATCAGTGCCCCCGGGGCATCAGCAGGGTGCTCTTGGCTGTGTCCATGCTGTAGTCGATGTCCTCGTTCGACATGTCGCCGGGGTCCTTGGCGCGGGAGCCCTCGTAGTTGAAGACGCGCACGGGCATCCTGCGCCCCAGCCTCTCTATCAACTCACGGGTCACGCGGTGGCCAGCGGCATCGTTGTCCAGCGCCAGCACCAGCGAGTCCACGGACTTGAGCAGGAGGGCAATCTGCTCGTCGCTTATCTCCACGCCGTAGGTGGCCAGCCCGCCCTCGTAGCCAGCGGTGGCCAGCCTGACAGCGTCCAGCGGGGACTCCACGAGGATGCCCCGGGACGCGGACAGGTTGTGCACGCCGAAGAGGAACTCACGCTTTCGGACCTTGGCGGGCTCGTTGTCGAAGCCGCCGTCCCACTTGCGCTGCCACCCCTTGACCCGACCGTCGGCTGCGATGAAGGGGATAATCCAGTGGGCCTTGCCCTCGTCCCAGCGGACCTTGAACCGGTCGCAGGCCTCGGCTGTCAGGTTGCGCTTGTCGAGCGCGAGCGGGGGCGGCTCGGAGAACAGCACGAACTTGAAGTCGGGGTCGGTGCCGTCAATGAGACCTGCCTCGACGTGGCTCTTCTTGACCTTGCGGTCGATGCGGTCGATGGCGTCGACCAGCGTGGCACCACGGTCGCGCAGCCATCCCGAGGCAGCCCACGCGTCGTTGGAGAAGAAGTAGCGGGCGACCATGTTGGTCAGCGTGTCGCCGTAGCCACACGAGAAGCAGTAGCACATGCCACTGTCCATGTTCACCGAGAAGTTGGTCGGGCTGGTGTCCTGCTTCCCGAGGCGCTCGTAGTGCGCAGGGCACAGGGACCAGACCTCGTCATCGGTGGTGCGCCCCACACCCATGCCGAGTTCGTCGAGGACCGCCTCGACGTCTTCGGGGACCAGCACGAGTGCCATCAGATGTCCGTCCCATCGAACCCGCTGAAGTCCTCAGCCTCGTCCTCCGCGACCTCCAGCAGGACGCCGGTCTTGTTGAAGTCCCAGACGTAGACGGCCGTGGTTGGTGTGCCCGTACGCGTGAGGTCGATGGTGTATCGCTTCTTGCGCACGTCCTCCTCGTCGGTGTTGATGGTGATGAGCACGTCGGAGTCCTGCAGGTACGACGAGGAGTAGCCGGTGCTGCTCGCGGTCACGCCGTGCTTCTTGGTGGTCTTCCACCCCAGCGCCTGCGTGGTGATGACGATGGGGACGTCGCTCTTCTGGGCCAGCCGCTTCAGGCTGCGGGTGATGTTGGTCAGCGCCTGCGGGGAGCCGGTGTCCTCACCCTGCTCGTCATCCATCATGTAGACCCCGTCGATGAAGACGATGTCGGGGTTGTGGGTCTCAATCTGGCTGGCTATGGCGGTGACGGTGGTCATCGAGTGGGGGTCCTCCGCGATGATGAACCCGCCCATGTTGCGCTCGCGGTAGCGGAAGGACTTCTGCACCTTCTTGCGCTCGCTGCTCCGCAGGCGCCCCTGCTGCATGCGCGTCAGCGAGACATGGGAGTTCAGCGCGTGGTAGCGCTCCTCCTGCTCGGTCACGCTCATCTCGAAGGACACGAACAGCGGCCGGTACCCCCAGCGGCTGGCCTCGATGGCAGACCTCAGGGTGACCAGAGAGTTGTGGGTTACGACGTAGTCCTCGGTCACGTACAGGGAGTCATCGGCTGCCACCGTGATGCACTGGGAGTCCTGTGGCTCAACCTCCTCGACGGAGACAATCCGTCGTGACGGCGGCCTCTTCTGTGCCGACCCCGTCGCGGCCCAAGCCTCCGACTTCCGAGCCAACCCGAAGGGAGAGCCGGCCTCAGTCGGGAGCCTGATGGACACGGTGTACGACACCCTGTGCTCGCCCTCCTTGGGGCGCACCGTGGCAACCCCACCGAGTCCCCGAACCAAGTCGCACACGCCGTCCCGAAGACCTTCGCTAGACGTGTAGAAGCACACGGACTTGCCGTTCATACCCCCGTCGGCGTCCATAAGCCCCCGCAGCAACTCCATCCTGTTCGCAGGAGAACTGCGCAGGTACACCTCGGGGATGAACTTATCCACGGAGAAGCGACCCCATAGGCCGAGCGTCTTAAGCGCGCTGACAACAGGGTTGTGAGGCATCGAGCCTTTGTTGAACCGTACGACCCAGTGGTTGTCCGTCTGCGAGGTGCTCGTGGCTCCGGGGGAAGACACCTCCGCGTACCGGACCAGCACCTCGTCCCCCGACGAAAGAGTCGGGCCTCCCGGCCGGAAAGAGCCGTCGCCGAGGAGGAGGCCCATAAGCCGAGGCTCCAAGAGCAGGTGGCTCGTCGCTGAGAACTGAGAGACACCGGCTACGGGCACATACAGGTCCCGTGTCTTGCCGCTCGACAGGAGGGCAAGCACCTCTACCGTGGTAAGAACCCGCTCCTTCTTGTTGTGCGGGAGCGTCTGCCACAGATGCTCTCCGCACGCCTCGGTGGACCCGCCGTCGGAGAACGACACGCGGTAAGTGGGGACGACCCCTTGGGGGTGGACAGCCTCCACGCGAGTGGGGGCTCCACTGCTTCCGATGACGAAGTCCCCTACGGCTAGGCGACCCATCTGCCTCCACCCGTAAGGGGTCAGCACAGGCGTAGTCAGAGGCTGCGCCTTGCCGCTCTTGGGCAGGCCGGTGATGGTCACCAACTGCTGAGGCCTCAGGCCACCGAGGTTGTGGTCCAGCGCGGGCAGACCGAGGGGGATGCCCTTGATGGAGCGGTTGTCCTTCGCGTCAGCGAGGTACTTCATCCACCACTCAGAGCCCCTACGAGCGATGTCGACCGCCCGAAGGTTGCCCCCGCGCTCGTGGTAGTCCTGCAGCATCACCGACAGGGTTGCTGCGGCGCGGTCCATATCGGTCTTGGAGACGCGCTCGTCGGTGTCTATCTCACCAGCGGCTTCGCGGATGCCGTCGAACAGCAGGCCGAAGCGGGTGTCGTTGAGCACCTCGGTGACGTAGTACGACAGGGGCTCGGAGGCCTCGGGGTCGTGCAGCAGCGCGTCAGGGAAGTCCTGCTCCACGGTCTTGCGGGTGGGCAGTTCCTTGTGGTCCAGCCAGAACTCGCGGACGAACTCGAACGCCTTGCGCGGCGCGTCCTCGTGGAAGTCCTTCTGGGTGATGCCTTCGTCGATTATCTGCTTGAAGTCGCCATCCCGCAGGAGGGCTGTCAGCAGTGAGCGTGGGGCATCCATCAGTTAGGCAGATCGAAGTTGTCGGGGTTCCAGAGGTAGATTTCGGCGTCGCCCAGCAGGCCCTTGTAGGCATCGGCGCCGTGGTAGACCCCGAAGTGCTCGATGCTCATCTCGTCCAGCAGTCGTGGGTCGTCGGCGTACAGCATCTGGTCGATGGCTGCGTGCTCGGACCGTAGGCGCTGCTCAATGGCGTCGGCCGCGCGCTTGCCGAAGAACGTGATGGCGTCCATGACGTAGGCCGAGTGGTCCCACGCGTCGCGGAGGCGGGCACTCATGCGGGCGTCGGTGACCCAGCCGTTCAGCGCGCGGGTGGGGTACAGCCGCATCAGGGTGTCGGTCTCGTCGAACTCGCGCTCCTTGCTGGGCAGGGCGATGAGACCCTCCCAGACCATGAGCAGGCGCGGTGCAGGGGAGTCGTTGATGCTCATGCGCGGCGCCGGTCGTCACCTGTGATGGCGATGGGCGGGAACGCCTCGTGGATGAACGACGACATCGCGTCACCGAACCGGGTCTTGATGGAGGACAGTCCCATGTTGCTGGTCAGCAGCGTCGGCAGCGAGTGGTCGAAGCGGTCACGCAAGAGGAACTCAATCTCGTCCTCGATGAACCTCGTGTGCGTGGTGTGCTCCTTGCCCCAGTCGTCGAAGACGAGCAGGTCACAGTCGGTGCGCAACCACTTCGTCCAGCCCGTGACGTTCTCGTGCCGCTCCCAGACCTCAGCGAGGCTCTCAGGGGGCGCGGCCTTGGCCATGCTCTCAAGGCTCATGCGGGCCTGCAGCGCGTGCTGGTACTTCAGCGAGGTGACGTAGCCGACGGACACGCCGGTCACGGCCTCGGCGGACCTCGCTGCCCAGCAGGCGCTCGCGGTCTTGCCCGAGCCCGGGGGGCCCAGCAGGGAGAAGCCCTGCGCTCCACCGTCGTAGGCGGCGACCCACTCCGCGACGGGCTCCTGTGAGGGCAGGGGTACGAACCAGTCGAGGACGTCGTCGAAGCGGTCGGGGAGTGGTGCTGAGAAGGTCATCGAGAGTTCCTCTGCGTATCTGGCGTCGAGTGGTGCTTCGCGGTTCCAACAACCAACCCCTGCATCCACCGCAGGCCCGAGGAAGGGCCAAGGACACAGGGGCTAGTCGTTGGTGGCCTACTTTGGGATGTTGGCTTCTCGGGACCGACACACAAACGGAGACCACTGCTGACGCTAACGGACGGGTCAGGCATTGTCAAGGCTCCAGTCGGAGTTGCTGTCATCAGCCTCGTCGTACACCTCGGGCTGCTCACCGTGGTAGTCAGCCCAGATGGCAGCACGGCGAGCGAGGAACGACTTCCAGACTGGCACACCGTCGCTGACGTAGCGCGCCATGTTGGCCGCGAAGTAGTCGATGATGGCTCGGAGTTCGGCGGCGTCGATGCCCTCGTTGACCCACGTTCGGAAGTTGGCAGCGAGGGCCTTCTTGTTGCTCACGCCGGGCGGCACATGCGAGTGCCCAGCGAACTGCGTGACCCTCGTCGCGAAGTGGTTGGCGAGGTCGAACGGGGTCCAGTTTTTCTCCCCTCGACGGCGGGTCCGATTTCCCGTTTGCGGGGAGGTGAGGGGGGAGGGATGTTCCCTATCCCCCCGTAGGGGGGTAGGGGAACTTCCTGAGTCCCCGAGCCTCTTGCTTGGAAGACTCCCGCGCGCGGGCGCGCCGGGGCGCACGAGGCGACCAGAGATTTCCAGCAGGTCGGCGTGGTGGTCCACGACCTCAGCCGTGGTCGCTGGGACCGTGACCCGGCCGTTGGCGGACAGCGTCACGGCCTCGATGTCGACGAGGATGCCGAGCCGCTCGCGGTAGTCGCTGTGGGTCCAGCCGAGGCGCTGGCAGACCTGCTCGGCGGTGTCCCGCACGGTGCCGGTCTTGGCCTTTCGCTTGCGGACCATCAGCACCAGCAGCAGGCGCTCCTCGTCGGTCAGGTCAGCGATGTCGTTCGGATTCACGGTTGACCCCCGGAGGTCAGTCGGTTAGGTTGCTTGGCACTCGGGAACGCATCGCACCCCACGGAGCCAGACTTGACGCACAGGACGCAGGGCCAGAAACCGCTCCCAGCCCCACGTCCCGGGCCGTCAGCGAGCGTCCTCGAACGTGACTCCGAAGGCAGCAGCGGCCTTGACCGCCTCCTCGACATCGCCGTCGTAGAGCGCCAGCAGTTCCACGAGGTCAGCGAAGGCGACGTGCACCATCGCCGGTCGGGCGTCCACGGTGTAGCCGTTGTAGGTCCCCGACGAGTTCTCGTTCGTGCCGTCGCTGAAGGTGACCGTGGGCTCCCCCCCGACGTAGGCGTCCTCCTGCACGGTGGCAACCTCGACGTCCTGCGCCTCTGGCTCCTCCTCGTCCTCGTCGGGCGAGTCGTCGCTGTCCGCAGAGTCCACGCTGTCGTCGCTGTCGGCCGAGTCCTCGCTACCGAGGTCCTCTTCCGGCTCCTCGTCGGACGTCTCCGCAGCCTGCATCGTCTCCCAGAGCGAGTCCAGCACCTCGTCCACCATCGTCTTGGTGTGCATGCCCTTGTACTGCTCGATGCCGAGATAGGCGAGGGTCTTCTCCATGGCGCCCCGGCCAATCTGGCTGGCCAGCGCCTTGGTGTCAGCGTCGCCCGAGTCGGAGTCGCTCAGCGCCTCGTGCAACTTGTCCAGCGCCACCTTGACCTTGGGGTGCAACTTCTCCTCCGGGTCCGGCGGTGCGGAGTCATCGGGGTTGACCGCTTCCATCTCGTCGTCCTCCGGCTCCTCGACGTGCTCGGGCTCGACGTCCTCGGCTTCTTCCACCGCGACATCGAACTCCAGCATCCCGCCGACGACGTCGTAGACGACGCGGCCGTCCTCGACGAACACCATCACGTCCTCCGCGAGGTCCTCGTCGTTCTCGTCGAACAGGCACAGGGCGTGGGTGAAGTCACTGCGTGTCATCACGCCTGCGTAGACGTCGTCGTAGCGCTCCACGACGGCGCCCTCGGAGGTGAGGTCTTCGAGCAACTTGAGGTCGTCGACCTTCTCGTCGTCCGTCGGCGCCAGAACGACGGGCTCGTCGGTGAAGTACTCGCTCTCCATGGCGTAGTCGAACGCCACGTCCGTGGTTGCGGACCAGTCGCTGTCCGCGAAGAACACGGCGGTGACGGGGTAGTCGAAGTCCTCGTTGCCGAAGAACTCGTCAGCCACGCGGTTGAAGTTGCGGCGGGGGAACTCCCCAGTGCCGAAGATAAGGATTTCAGTGCTCATGGTTGGTCTTCCAGTGTTGGGTTAGCGCCGTCCAGAGAGGCGCTGGTCGAGAATGGACAGGAGCCTCACGCGGTCCGCCCCAGCCAGCAGCAGTCGGATGACTACGTGCAGGACGTGGGCGAGAGCGAGCGAGGTTCCCCAGAGGGTCCAGTCCACGCCACCCGAGATGAGCAGCGCGAGCAGGAACGAGACCGCCGCAGCGACAGCGAACTTCACGGCCGACGACATCGGTGGCAGGAAGCGCAGCGTCTTGATGACGTCCACGATTGCCTGCGTTAGTGCGGCGATGACGAAGGGTGTCACGGTTGGCCTCTCCTCGGAGAAGCAACCCTACCTGTACAACTCTGGAAACTCAACCTGAATCGCTAGGTTGAACAGGTCAACTGGGCGACAACTTTAGTTAGCACCCCAGATTCAGGGAGAATCATCGAACTGGAGAGCGAATGACCTGTTCAACGGTAGGAAGTTCGGAAGAACGTCGTCGAGCCGGAAGGTCTTGACCTGACGCAGGGGGTAGTAGTAGGAGATGGCGTTGTGCTCATTCCCGAGGCCGCCCTCCCAGTACGTTTCTCCCGCCAGCGTGGTGCCATCGAAGTACTGCACGCCGTAGGTGTCCACCAGCGCCACGGCGTCGATGTTGAAGACCGTGTCCTGCCACGTCACCTCTATCTTGACCTGCGTCGCGGTCCCGGGAGCCTGCTCCGCGAGGAACATGTCGTTCCAGCCGTCGGCTGTCAGGCTGAATACCTGACTGGTGCGGCTGACCTCAGAGGCGCCCCCGTCGAGCCACACGAGGTCCACAGTGACGTCGGTGTCGGTGGTGACGGGCCGGATGCTCACGCGCACCATCGCCGGGTCCCCCGCCTGCACGGGCATCGTGTCGTCGGACTCAACGACGGTGTCGATACCGGGCGTGGTGGGTGTGACCTGCCAACTGTCGGCCCCGAAGCGCGCGTAGGTGGCGTCGAAGGCGGGGGTGGCGTTGGTCACGGTGAACGCGGGAGCGATGGCGTCCTCGAAGGAGGGCGTGGTGATGTGGTTGGTGTACGGCGACTCGAAAGCGAAGATGACCTGCCGAGCGGGCTCGTAGGTGGTTGCCGATGGCGCCTCCTCCAGTTGCAGGTTCTTGAAGAAGTGCTCGTCCCCATTGGTGCCACCGGTGACGTCGATGGCCACTTCCATGAACAGGGCCGTGGCGTCGGCGTTGTAGGTGTGCGTCACCGTCGTCCAGCCCCCGGAGGCTGCGGTGACCGGCGTGCCCGCGCTCTCGCTGATGAAGGTGCCGTCGCCCGTGTAGGTGCGGAGCACGGCGGTGAAGTCCTCGGTGGTGGTCTCAGGGAAGACCTCGAAGGAGAAGGTGTAGTCCGTGCTCGCGGTGACCGGCGCCGAGTAGAGGTGCTCGCTGCCTGCCACGTCTGCGGTGCGCATCCTGACGGCGGCAGCATCCCCCATCGTGATGCCCCACTGAGCGCTGGAGTCCGACGGGGGGTTGGCGATGAGGTCGGTGATGAAGGTCGCAGTGCCGTCGAGGGACCATGAGTCCGGGTCCTCGCGGAGCATCAGGTTGATGCCCTCGGTGACGGTCGCCCCCCAGCCTGTGAAGACGCTGGCCAGAGCCTCTACACCGGGGAGCGTTCCGCGCTTGGAGTTGAGGTAGGCCGCGTTGCTCGCCAGAGAACGCAGGCGGGTGACGCCGATGCTGGGCTCGGGCACGATGCCGAACTGGCTCACGAGCAGAGGGATGCCCGCAGCAGGGGTCTGCTCTGGGTCGTAGAGCGCCTCCAGCGGACGGATGAGGGACTTGAACCGGTCCAACTCGAAGGCGATGACCTCCAAGAACCTCGTCAGGGGGTACTTGCGCTCCTCATCGAGGATGTCAGACGCGGCGTAGTCAGCGGTGATGGCCGCGTCCGGGAGCGCCTGCATCAACAGCCAGTGGAAGTCATGGTCCTCAACGACAATCGACCACGCCTCCCCCGCTCGGAACCAGACGTCAGAGGACCCAGACTCGTCGAGCACGAAGAGTGTGTAGTAGGCCGTGACGCCTTCGGTGAGCCCGTCGTCGATGACGACTACGACGTTGTTCGACTTGGCGCTCTCGTGGATGATGGTGCCGTCAGGGGACGACACGGGGAATCCGGTGAAGCGCCTGTTGAGACGGACCCTCGTCCAGTCGCCCACCGGTGGCACCCACTCGATGCGCACCTGCCCGTAGCGACCCTCCTTGGCTTGGCCCAAGGGCTCAGCAGTCATCGTCTCAGCGGCAAAGCCCTTACCTGCACGCGCACCAAATCCGGGCAGGCCGTAGAGTTCGCCTGTCCCGAATACTGTGAGGCCGAAGACGGCCAAGGGCTACTCCTGCTCGGATGCTTCTCGTGCTGCTTCGCGCTCCATCGCCTCGTGGCCCTTCGCGGCCTCGGCCTCAGCGAGTGATAGCGCGGCGGTCTGCTGCACGACCACGCTCTTCAACTTCTCGTTCTGCATACCCAGAGAGATGGCACGCACCAACAGGGGGCTCTCCCTGCTGACCTGCTCCAGTATCTCGGACTCGCTGACGTGGATGAGGCGGTCGACCTCGTCCAGTGTCAGTGGGGCGCTCTCGTGTGTTGCGTCAGGTGTGTCGCTCATGAGTGGGTGATCTCCAGTCGGCCACGGTTGCTGCTCGTGTTCTGCCCGTCCAAGATAACGTAGGGGCTGGAGCCGCTGTAGAACCCGATGCCCCGGCGCGTCCCGTCGCGCAGCGTCTCAGCCCACGAGTTGGGGAGGTCTACCCACTTCGCCTGACCTCGGGTGAAGGACCCCACGTTGTAGGGCCCACTGTAGATAGTTGGGATGCCACCCGGCTGGGAGTCGTAGTTGTGCAGGTAGGCGTAGACACTCTGCGCCGAGGTGTAGCCATGCGAGGAGTTCTTGCGCACGAGGTAGGCGCGGAAGTTGGTGATGACGCGCCCACCGTCGGCCTGCAGCACCGAGCGGATGCTGGACGAGTTGTAGAAGTACAGGCCGTAGTAGTTGCCGTACCCGGCCCACGACCCCTGATAGACGTCGTCGTTGTCAGTCCGCCAGTAGTCGTAGTCGGTCCGCCATGTGGCCGAGTCCGTGGGATTCCACGTCGACACCTGTGTGGGCGCCCGGCGCTGGTAGACGCTGCGCCACGACCCGCTGAGCCTGACATAAGCGTTCTGGACGTCGCGCCACGTCCCCGAGACCCTGACATGCGGGTCAATCGTGGTTCGCCACGTTCCCGAAGTGCGCGTGTAGATGGTCACCATTCAAGCCAGATGTCGCCGTCCGTACCACCAGAAGGTCCACCTGAGGAGACGTGGATGTAGCCGCCCACTGAGGAGCGCACGACGTAGTTGCCCTCGGACCGGACCCGGTTGGAGAAGTTCCAGTTGCCCGTGATCGTCTCGTTCAGGTTGTGGTTGGCGTACACCGCGCTGTGGTCGTCCCCTGTCAGACCACCAAGGGCGCCGTGGTCAACGGAACCCCCATCACCACCGGAGTGGTTGTGGCTGTCGCCGTTGGTGACGTGAGCGCCTGAGAGGTTCGTGTGCCTCGTGGTGGTGAGGTACTGGGTGTGGTCGTCCCCGGTCAGACCTGCAAGGTTCCCGTGGTCAACAGTCCCGCCATCCCCCCCGACGTGGTCGTGGGTGTTCCCGTTGGTGACGTGGGAGCCAGTCAGCGCGGTGTGCCTCGTGGTCGTGAGGTACTGAATGTGGTCGTCGGCGCTGAGGCTCGTGGCGTTGAGGCTGCTGTGGTCGAGCACCAGAGCGTTGTGCACGGAGGCAGTGTGGCCTGTCACGTCAGCGAGGGCCCGCGTTCCGAGGTCAGCCAGCGACGAAGAAGCGAGGGCTGCCGTGTGGTCCCGGGCGTCATGCCGGGCAGCGTTCAGGTAGTGGGGGTGGTCGTCGTCCCCAAGCCCCCCGATGCTGGCGCCGTGGTCGAGTCCTGTGACGGTGGCCCCCGTGAAGTTCGCCGCCGCCGAGGCAGTGAGTTGGGTGGTGACGGTCATGTTGGCCGCTGACAGGCCCGAGGCGTCTGCGCGAGCGCGCTCCACGCCCGCCGTCGTGATGGCCACCGCTCCAGCGACCGGACGGAACAGCCCGAGGTTCGCTTCAGCGCTGAACCCCAGACCTGCGGCGCTTAGCGTCCCCGACGCGGCCCTGATGGCGCTGCCCGACCCGTACTTGGTTGAGTTCAGGGTGGTGAGGAAGTCCTTGACGGTGGCGCTGGCGCCTGACGGCGATGTTCCCAACTCCACCTGAATGGCCCGAACCTCCTCGTAGAGGTCGTTGACATCCGAGGCGTCTACGACGTCCACGCCATCCACCTGCTCGGTGAATGACCTGATGGACCCGGGGTATGCAGCGACCATGCTTAGTGCTCCTTGCTGGTCAGGCGATTACGCCGCCGACGGGGACAATCTGAGCGTCTTGGAGGTAGGGGAGTTCGTTGATTTCGTGCACAATCTCGGCTGTGACGGTGTCTCCCCCGCCACCCCAATCGCGCTCGTGCTGCTCGACGGTGAGGTAGATGACACCCTCCACATCACTCACTGAGCGGTAAACATCGGATACGGGGAGAGTCTTGCCGAGTTCCACGTTCGTGAGGCTGTAGAGGAGGTCGATGGCGCGCTCCACGCGGGTCTGCACGTCGGACTGGACGTACCCCTCGTCGATGTAGATGGTCACGCCCACGTCGATGGGGACGTAGGTCCCCTGCTGGACGGTGACGCTGGTGCCCAGCAGTTTGCGCGTCTCCAGAGCGTCTTCGACAGCAGTCTGGAGCGCCACTGTGAGCGTTGGTTGGTTGACCCCTGTAGGGATGATGTAGACGAGGACACTGGTGGCAATCGCGGACTCCGACGAGGCGTGCGCAACCCCGGGGACCACGGACGCTAGGTCGCGGAAGTCCCGCAGGGTCACCGCTCGGTCCCCTGTTCTCGTGGAGATGGGTGCGTTGGCCCTGATGGAGTCGAGGCTCTCAGCGTCCTCCCCTCCTGAAGCAGCCGAGAGGTTCTGCACGCTGATGACGCCAGACACCGGGTCAAGGAGACCGGTGATTGTGCCTGCGGGTACGTTGCCATAGGCCCCCCCGCCAACCCGGTACGTGGCCTTGATGGGGGAACTCTGAGCCGGGATGCGCCCGTCGATGTCGTCACCGAAGCGAATCAGCACTCCCCCCGCTGCGTCTCGTGCGTAGGTGAAGGCGGGGGTGTTGGAGTCGGCGTCGAGCAAGCGCTCGAAGTACACCCACTGCCGGTAGCCCCCACCCTCGTCGACCTCCACCACGATGGAGTCCCCCTCCACGGGGCTCTGCGCTAGGTCGAAGCGCTGGAAGGCGGCGGTCGTAGCCGCACCGAGGACCTCGTCCTCGACCGTGATGCCCTCGGTGGCTCCCACAGTGACCGTGCTGGCTCCACCGGTGGTGGCGGTGACCTCCGCGTCAGTCTCGAAAGTGACGTTGCGCTCTGAGCCCGTGACGTTGGTGGACACCTGCGTGCCAGCGGGGATGGTCACGTCCGCCAGAGCATTGTCGGTGGCGAAGGAGAGCGTCACCGACGCTGGGACGGGGCCCTGTGGCTCGTAGCCCAGCATGCGCGCGATGTCGATGACCGAGGAGCGCTGCACCGCCGTGGACAGGAAGGACTCGTTGAGGGAGCGGTCGCTGTAGTAGGCGAGGATGTCTCCCATGTAGGCCGTGGCCTCGATGATGGCCAGCGCGAAGTCAGCGGCGCCCGTGGGATTCCACTCGGGCAAACGGTCCTGCGCCGTGGCCACCATCTGCTCGCGCAGGCTCAGGTAGTCCTTGGAGGTGTAGTCGACGTGGTTGGTCATGGGCGGGTCTCCTCGACGACGCGGCCGAAGTTGAGCGAGACCGAGTACGTGCGGTCACTCGCCTCACGGCGGGGAGACACCCAAACAGTGACTTCGAGCGTTCCCGTGTCTTGGTCAGCGTTGATATCGACGGAAACTACCTGAGCCCCCGGGACCTCACGCTCCACGGACTCAGCGACACTGTCACGAATCTCATCGGGGAGGGCCATGGTGTCGAGCACGCGGCTCCCCACCTGAGAGCCGAACCTCGGTCGCATGGCGCGAGTCCCCAGCGTGGTGGACACCACGAACTGCACCTGCTCCAGCATGGACTGAACGCCGTCAGACTCCGCCACCTTGCCTGAGGGCGTTATCTCGAAGGGGAAGGTCATGGTGCTCACTGCCACACCCCCAGCCAGACTGGGTGCTCGATGTCACCCGCCTCGAACGCAAGCCAGACACCATCCCCGACGTCAGGGACGGCGAGGACTTCACGGCAGGGCTGCGCTTCGACAGGGGTCATACCGAACAGGGTAGGGACTTGCACACGTAGAACACCCGAGTCGAGGGCAGCCAGAACCTTGCCTCGGTGGACTCCGCAGACGTGATTGTCCGTCATCCGGCCACCCACCTGTCGCGGCGCAGCACAGGGCTCGACGAACTGGCCATCTGACCGTGGAAGAGGGGAGGCCTGTCCAGTGTCGCTCTCGGGTGGTCAGAACTGCGGCCCAAGTAGAGGTCCGAGAAGATGGCGTCCTTGGTGAGCCGGTGGTCAGCCTTGGTGACGGTCCAGTAGCCGTTCTTGACGGGCGTCATTCCCCGCATACCTACGACAGTCCCGGGGCGCAATCGCGGGTCAGACGACATCCCCGTCACCGTCGCCTCCTCTCGGAACCTGTCGCTGAGACGCTGAGAGCGGAGGTCCTGCTGCGCCTCGGAGACGCTCCCGAGAGCGATGGAAGGGGAGTCCTTCAGGAGCAGCACGTCGGACTCGTTGCGCAGGGAGTCGTTGATGTTCTCCACCTGTAGGGTCACCGGGTTCACCACTGCGACCTCTCGACGCCCCTTGTCCTGCTGGCGACGGGTGACAGTGACGTTCTGGGCCGGGAGGTCTCGGGGCCTGTAGACCGGAGCGCGGACGAGGTCGTTGAGCCCTGCGTTCATGTCGATGATGCGAATCGTCGTGCCGTCCACGCGGAGGAGCCCACCCACGCGATGGGCGAGGTCTCGAAGTCCTACCCAGTCGGACTCCCTGCTCACGAACAAGTCGAAGTTCCGGTTGGTCGCGCTGAAGTCGAAGGAGAGGTTGTGGGACAGCGCTATCTCCCCCAGAATCCTCCGGGCGTTGGTGTTGCTGAGGGCCCGCTGGTTGCTGCTCTTCAAGGGCCACGAGGATCCCACCAGCACGAACTCGTAGACGGGGTCGCTGGCCGTAACCGAGCCCACGTCGCTGACCCTGTGCACGTACATCACCGACGAGAAGACGGAGCGCTTTCGCCCCCAGTTCAGGATGACGGGGTCGCCCTCGTTGAAGCGCGCGCCGTCAGTGGGCGTGGACGTCCCCGTCGCAATCAGGTGAGCCCCCGCCTCGTCAATCACGCGCAGGTCGCGCAGGGGGACGGTGGGCGTGGGTACGCCCGTCATGCGGGTGAGGTAGAGGCTAACGCTGGAGGTCACTGGGAATCCTCAAGCGAGTGTTGAGTGGGAAGTTCTCGAAGTCGTCAACCTCAGGGTTGAGGTCGGCTATCTCCCACCAGCGGAGCGGGTCCCCGAGGAAGGCATGAGCGATGCCGTCGATGCGGTCCCCGTCCACCGTGTAGTACTCGACGTACTCGACCGTCTGCGAGCGAGGAACGATGCGCCCGAAGTAGGGGTTGCCCTCCTCGTCTCGGAGGGGGGTGATGCCCTCGAAACGAGAGCCTGCGTAGATGGTCATGGTGCCCTCACAGTAGGTAGCCACCCCTACCCCCGCCGCCAGAGGTGGCGAACCGGATGGGTGCTTTGGGAGTGGTGGTTCCATGCTGGCCCGACCACGGGTCTCCTGCAGCACCCGCTTTCGCTGAGGGGAGGGCAGCGATGTGGCCGTAGGCGTCTCCGGTGAAGCCGGTGGTGCCGGTGCTACCGCCTCCTCCTCCGCCACTGCTGCCGAAGTTGCCGGACCACGGGTCTCCTGCAGCACCTCGGAGGCGCTCTGCCTCCGCAATCAGGTCGTCGACCTCCTTGGTCATGACCACCGTGATGTCCATCACCAGACGGAAGGGGACCATCCTCGGGGAGAAGTGGGTCATGCTGACCGACGCCGAGGAGAAGAACCCACCGAACTTCAGGGCCTCGTCGGCGCCGAAGTAGATGTCGACCACCTGAGACATAGGGGCGCTGATGGTCCCCTCAGCGTTCGAGTTGATGCCCAGCAGGTGCTCCAGAGCCTTCACGTCCTGCAGCACCCCGGTGTTCATCCTTCCCGACTCCTCTGCGTCCAGCACCTCGTAGGTGCGGTCGAACATCAACTGGAACGAGCAGTTCGCAGAGGGGCCAAGGCGCGCAGTCTGGTTCGGCTCATCCATGAGGGCCGTGATGAGCGCGGACTCGTCGATGTTGTAGCCGAACGACACCGAGGTGGGGTTGAACAGGAAGTTCAGGATGCCCTTGACCTCGTCGGTGTCGACACCCTTGCGCACCATCCGACCACGGTGCAGTTTCCCTCGGTGCGGGTTACCACGTGCCAGCCTCGGGTCTATCTTGTCGTTCTGGTAGAACGTGTCCTTGAAGTCGAAGAGGCCAGAGCCAACGCCCCCCTTCGAGTAGTGGCTCCAGTCGCGCTTTGCTGCAGCCGCGTAGTGCCCACCACCACCGAGAGGGGATGTGCGGTTGCCGCCGCCTCTATCCCTTATGTTCCTAGCCATTACGTCATCCCCACTGTCTGGAAGTCGTCCTCGGTGTTCAGGATGGCCCTGACCTTCCGAGCCAACTCCGCTGGGCTCTGCTGCCCGCTGATGTTCATGATGATGGTCTTGTCCCCACCCCTCATTGACACCGAGCCACCGCTAGGGGCGCCGTCGATGCCGCTGCCGGGAGTCGCGGGGTCACCGACGCTCTGTGAGACACCAGCGCGGGCCTCGTCGAGGTAGTCGGTGAACTTGCCCGAGGTGTAGACCGACCAGTCCCCGAAGCCTCCCTTGGAGCGGTACAGGTCGTAGGCGAAGTCGGCGTTGTACTGGGGGTCGTACATCTTGCTGGCGTCACGACGCCCGTCGAGACCCGACCACGCCCCGGGGTTCTTCAGGGTCCGGTTCTGGAACAGCCCCAGCGAGGGCCCCCACTTGGCCGTCTGCAGGGAGACGTCGCCTGTGGCCATGGGGTCACCACCAGACTCCCCGAGAGCGATGGCGACGGCGGTGGTAAGAGCCTGCCCACTGAATCCTGCTCGCTTCGCATACTGGGCGACGGCGGCTGCTCGTTCCGCGAGGGAACCTGAGAACAAGGACTTCCCGTACCTCCCAGCCAAGGCGCCGTAGTGGCTGCCCCCTGAGGAGGTGTCTCCCGAGGCCGAGTCCTGCCCGGGAATCGCGCTGGGAGCAGGGTCTCTCCCACCACCGAAGAGCCCTCCACCCCCGAGGAGAGACGCGATGAGGGAGCCCTCCGACATCGACACACCACCGGGCGAGAGGTTGGCGCCCTTGGCGTAGTTTCGGGTGTCCATGTCACCCGCTGAGTCACCCTTCGCAGCGATGCCCGCAGAGGCGATGTTGACGTCGGTCTGCTCTTTGCCGGAGCGTGAGCCCTTGACCTCGACGTGCCATGGCTCGTGGGTCATCGGGAGGTACAGGCCGAACTTGTCCGCGTTGCGCTTCAGCCATGCGCGCTCCGAGGGGGGACCGATGTCAGCAGCCAGCCCCGAGTTGTGCTTGGAGCCACCGGGGGGAGCGACCCACTTGCGCGCTGCTGAGGCGGACCCGTACTTCTGGAGCGCATCAGTCCAGAGGCGCTGCTGGTGAGCGACGGAGCGGTAGCCAGAGTTCAGGCGCAACTTGGGGTTGGCGCGGAACATCCGCTCCAGAGCGCTGCGCAGGCGGCCAGTCATCCCTGTGACGTGGCTGGCGGGCTTGCTGGTGCGGATGGCCGAGCCCGGGGGAGGGTCGCCCACGTCTCCCCCCGTGGCTGCGTCAGTCATGTCGCGCAACTCCGCGTAGGTGACGTCAGTGCCTCCGAAAGACGTGTTGTCCAAGAGACCGAAGTCGATCGTGTCTCCCACACGACGGATTGTGGCCGTGGCCTGAAAACCGAGTTCCTCCCCCCACCCTCTCTCCAATAGAGGGCTGAGTATGCCAGCCTCTACAGCAGCCTCCTCCATGGTCTTACGACGACCGGTGCGCACGTCGTTCACCGCCCCTACGGTCCCAGCGCCCACGGCTACTACTCCCACCACCCGGCTACCCAGTGCCGCGACCTTCGACGCAGCAGCACGAACGCCCGCTCGGCTACCCAGTGCCGCGACCTTCGACGCAGCAGCACGAATAACCGCGGCACCACCGGCTGCAGTAGCAACCTTGGCTACAGGGCTGCTTCCCACTCCCGCCAGACCTAAACCCCCGATGAGCCCCTGCAGGAGCCCGGATATGCCCCCCACGATTGCGACAAGTTGCTGGAGTGGTGCGGGGAGATCCGCAGTGACGTTGTACATGGCTTCAAGCGTGGCGTTCCTCACCTTCGCCATGTTGACGACCTCAGGAAGCAACTCGTTGGCCATACGAGCCTGAGCGGTATCGCGGTCTACCTCTGACGCGAGGATGTCGTTGGCGTGCTCCCGGCCTGTGATGCCCACCTGCTGACCCACGAGGTCGCGGATGGAGTTCATCAACTGCTCGTTGCCCCCAGTCAGGAACGACAAGTTCTGCTGACCCATCTCCCCGATGGTGGACATGCGGTT